GTTAAATACATCACCAGTTGCACCACCAAATGTTTCAGTAGCCTCACCAATGATTTCTTGTACTGCATTTTCAAACGATACGCTTTTACCCTCATCGTTCAATATGGTTGTACCCTCATACTCATTTCTGCCGTTTTTATACATCCCAGTCATGAGTTCCTCTAAAGTTTCCAACTCATTCATCGTGATTGATTTGAAAGATTTAGGTGTTTTAGAGTAGAACAGTTCAGCTATCCAAGGTTGTAATTGAACCATAGATTGTTGGTTAAGAATGAGTGCATCCACATCAAGTGCGGATAATACTGTGTTCATATCAAAACCATCAGTAGGTGCTAGTCCATCGTACTTAGTTAAACCCATTTGGTATGCCATGTGTGCGTAGAAATAACGCATATTAGGTTCAATAGCAATAGGGTTTTTAGGTCTAGTCATACGTTGTAATTGTTGTTTCAATTTCAATCGCAACTTCTTGGACTTTTCAAAATTTTCAAACGCTACTCTTGCTCTTGCTTGTTGTAGCATTTGCTCACGCTTAAAGCCAAGTGCTTTATCAACATTACCACTTGCCAATGCTCTATCTGCTTTCTTACTAGCGGTAACGGCTTTATTCTGATAGGTCTTAAACTGTACCGCATTAGAAATAGGTAGTTCACCTAACTCTTTTCTTGCTCGGTTCATGTAGTCGGAGATTGTACCAAGTCCAGCACCTCGAATAGACCGTACATTATTGATGCGGTCTTGTAACTCATCTTTTAGTTGCTCAATACGTTCACTAGCTTTTAATTCTTGCTTTTCGGCTCGTTCTTGTGTACGTTCTGCCAATCGTTCTTTTTGTTCAATAGCACGATCTAGTTGATTAGTAATAGTGGTTAATCGTTTAGATAATTCACTATTCTTATCTTTTAGTTCGCTCTCACGTTCCTTTGCTTTATCTGTAAGTTCCGCTTTTTCATTGTTCAACTTTTCAATTAAGCGTTCCGCTTTTTCAAGTTCTTTTGTTGTATCAACAAGTGTCGCATCTACCTTTTTCTTATCAGATTTAAGAATATCGTACTTAGTAGGTTTAACCTCTTTTTCGATTTCGCTTAATTCCGTATCAATAGTTTCTGCGTTAGGGTCTAATTTACGAATACGTTCTAACAATTCCCAGTTCTTTGCTAATTCACGATTAGTAGATTGTTGGATAATTTTACTTTCCTCTTCGGTAAGTTTCATCTGACCTTGTGTAGATAGTAAGATTTCCTCTGCGATTTGTTCATTGGTTTTGCCTACGTTGTTATCTCTCATAAACTCTGATTTCGCATTGTCCATTTCTTGATTGATAGCATCGTTAAATGTAGCACCAGCTTGTTCTACTTCCGCTTTCTCTAATTCTTCAATAGAGTTGTACTGCGTATCTTTCAATGCACCAGTACCAAACACATTGTATCGTTGATGTTCTTTATAGATAGGATATTGCTCAATCAATCGTTTTTCGATTTCAATTTGTATTGCATCCTTTTCTTCTTCCCATTCCTTGATTGGTCTATTGTCCAATTCTTTCATGAGTTTTCGCATCACACGTTCTTTTGCTTTCTCTTTTACATCGGCGATGTAGGACTGCATACGTGCTTGGTCTTGTTCAGATAGTTGCTTATAGAGTTCTGTTTTCTCGAATTGTTCAAGTTGTTGTTGCTCTGCGTATGCCTCTATATCCTCTTGGGTTGCAAGCATACGATCCATTACTTCCCTAATCTCTTTAGGTGGTAAACCACCTAAGCGTGATACTGCACGATAGATAGCACTTAGCCACTTACTAAATCGTCTGAATGTACGTTCAAGGAATTTAGTAGGTGCTTCACCCTCTCTTAGATAAGCCTCAAACCCTCTAGCGAATTTCTCGTGTGCATCGGTATTGATAGTTTCGTTATCGTTCCAACCGCTCCACTCTTTCAACGCTTGCCAATCGTCTTTGACTTGTTGAGGTGCGTTTTCCATTTCAGCCAAGGTCTTAATATCATCAAAGAATACATGACCCATCTCGTGCATGAATGTTGATTTATCAGCAGTTTTAAACAATTCTACAATACGTTCTGTTTGAGATTTAATAGTAGTCATACCATTGATAGATTGATTGTACTTTTCGATAATTTGAATAGACTTATCATCAAACACTACAAAGTTATGAGTAAGACCATGTTTGTATTTAATCCCTTTTACACCTAATTTGTTTAATTCAAGAGATGCTTTTTTGTCGCTACCTAAACGCTCTGACAAACTATTATAAAACTCTTTGCCAGTCATATTGGTATCAGTCGGATTTAATTGTTTGATTTTATCTAAAACGTATTCCGACTGCTCGTTAATTGGTTTTGAGTAATCTAACATTGTGTCTGCATCTGGAATTTCTACATTATATAATGTTGGTTTTGAACCAGAAGTTACTTCAAAACTATCAATATTATCAATTAGATACGAAATTTTAGAAACAATATCATTATAAAAAATATAATGCTTGTTATATTTTTTTCGCTCCTCATCAATAGCATCTAATAGATACTCTTTATTTACTCGTTTGTTATCAGCCTTAGCTTTAGCTTTAGCATCATTTAACATAACAGTTGCCATTCGTTCAAACTTACTATCAACAAGTGTTGGTAATTTGCTAATAGTAAACTTACTGTTTTGTGTAATAAATTCAACGATGCCATCTAATTCATTTAAATTTTTAGTAACTCTATTTAAACTATCTTGCTCATCTTCTCTATGAGATACTAATCGTTTTAATAGAGTTTCTTTATTATTCTCTACATTAATACCACCAAATATCTGATTAATAACAGGAGCATACTCATCAGGTAAATTCTTTCCATTTAACGTAAATTCATTTTTCGATTTACGCTCTACCTTATAATTTTCAGCTACATTTCGCTTTTCAGCAAAATACAAACCCCAACCAAATGCTTGATGCCCTAAGCCACCGCCAATACCACCTAAATCAAACTCATCAAAATCATAAGGCGAACCATGCCATGCAGCTTGTGCATAACCATCTTTGCCATTCATCTTGGCATTTACATCAAATCGTAAAGTATTTAGGTAGTCCATAGCAGTATAACGTGCATTACCAGCCTCACGCATGATTTGTGCGAACACATCAGCATGAGTTGCTACCAATAATGCATCCTCATGTGCTTGTTGCTTGATATGACCTTTAGTGCTAGTTTCTAACAGTTCACGAACCTTTGTATATACTTCATGACCTGCTTTTGTTAGATTCATACGTAGTGCAACATTCTTATCCGCAATTTCAAAGACCTTATCTTTCATAGCCTCTAGGCTTTCAATCTGCATCAACATATGTTCCATATCTGCATAATGTGCATCAGATTGTGCTAATGCATCAGCATTACCATCAAGGCTTGCCGTTGTAGTTGCTCGGCTATACTCATACGCTGCTCGTCTACGTTCTGCATTGGTACGTGGTGCTTTACCGCCGTTGTTAGCTTTATAATCAACTAACCATTGTGGTTCAATACCAGTACTTACCGCATCATTGATAGATTTATCTGCATTGTCAAAATCACTAGCATAGGTTTCTCTGTACTGTTCTTTTAACGTGTGCAATAAGTTGTTGAAATTACGTTTAATGTTCGTAGGGTCAGATAGTACCTCGTTAAGTACTTCACGATCTATATCACTTGCACCCTCAAATTCATTACGAATAATATCATCCTTGATACGTTCTGCACGTTTAGATGTATCATCTTTCAATACAGATTTAGCTATATCTACTTCTTGTTTTGCACGTTCTAATGTAGCTAATGACATACCGCCACGTGTAAAGTAAGAGGTTTGTTTCAATGCATCTACTGTTTCATCGGATAAGTTCATTGATACTTGTGCATAGCTACCAATAGGAATTTCAACAGGTGCATCTGCCTCGATGGCTGCTTTTACTTCTTCTTGTGTTACCAAGCCGTTATCAACCATATCACGGATAGCAAGTTGTCCGTTTTCAGATTGTACTAATTCCGCTACATCTACATATTGCGTAGATACGCCTACTTTATCGCCCTGTGCTTGTACGATTTTTCCGTATAGTTCAGGGTTTTCTTTTGCGATTTTATTGGTAGTGCTATCCTTACGAACATTATCCATAATGACTGCACCATTGCGGTTTTGTTCTGCAATGATTGCTGCTTGTTGTTGTTCAGGTGTCAACTTTTGAAAATCACGGAAAGCCTTTGCAGTACGCACACCACCTACCGCACCACCAATAGCACCAAAACCGATTACCGCTGGCAATGCTTGTTTCATTGCATCTAGTGAACCTATAGCAATATCGCCTACGCTATAATAACCCTCTAGGTCATTATCCTTGCGTGTTAAATTGTGTTGTACCTTTTCATTTACATCTTGCAAACCCTCTTCAAAGAGTTCAGGTACACCAGCTTTAATAGAGTTTTTAGCCATCTGTGCAACAGTTGTACCAATACCTCTATCAAATGTTTTAACAGTATCACCAACACCAGCACTAATAGCTTTTGCAATCATCCCTTTAGGGGCTACTGCTTTAAACGCTTTACCCATAGCTGCAGTTGCTGCAAACTCAATACCTGCATCAATAGCAGCGTAAGACATAGCATATTGATTAGCCTCTTGGTCTGTGTATACTCGGTTGCCGTTCGCATCTTTCTTTTGAGTGAGTTCAATGTACTTATTGCCAAATGACATTTTGTACATATTGTATGCCATGTCAGCACCGCCACCCCATTTAGCACCAGTAGCAGCACCAGCACCTGCACCTACACCCTCTGTAGCTAAACCACCGATTAATGCACCAGCAACTGCACCAGCTACCGCACCTATACCGCCTTGTTTAGCCATCATGTAGCCTTGTCCAGCGGTTTCACCGATTACAGATTGTGCTACATCTAGTCCATCTGCATGACGATAATTTGAAAGGTTAGTTTGTAATCGTTGAATTTCATTTGTTAATTCTTCGATTCTCTTAGGGTCTGTAGTATTGGATAATTCATAACCAACATCACCCAATTTCATCTGATCATTGATAGACCATATATTCTGTTGGATGCTATCCCATATACCATGAGTAGATTTGATAGACTGCAAGTTATCTAAACTATATATAGCCTCTGATTGTGAACCATATTTAATCTTGTATAACTCTGGGTACTCATCATATAGCGACTGTACTGTTCGCCCTCTATCAACTTGATTAGCAAGATAAGCTGCTCTCGTGAACCCTGTTTCACCGCTATTCAAGATAACATCAGCACCTATGTTAAGTTTATTAGCATAGTCTAGTGCTGCATTAGCTTTTACCGCATCATTACTAGCATAAATAAAACGTGCGGATGCAGCTTGTAAGGCTGGGTTATTTATAATAGGGTTTTCCTTTAAAGCCTCACCAATGGTAGATACAGTTTGTAAAGTTCTGTCTTTACCACTACCAGTTGTATCGACTAAATAAGGTGCATCTGCTAAACCGCCTAATGCACTACCTACTTGTTGTACTGCATCTACCGCATTACCTACAACTCCATTAACAGGTGTGCCTAACTCTCCATGATCACCATCCTTGTTAATAAATGGGTTAATTTTCTGTTGTTCAATTTTCCATGGGTTATTAGACATATTTTCACCTATCCCTCAATATTATACCTAGCATGGAATGTACCCTCATCCATATCTTCAAAATCACCATTAGATTTATAAAGTCTTATATAATGTGTATCACCAAGTACTTTCCAATTAACTATGCCATCACCAGCCAACATAGCCATCGATGTATTAGTTTTATAATTATCTCCATTTTGCCAAAAATGCTCTACTTTTGTTGTTTCTATTATTGTATTACCTGCTATTTCATGTGCAGCCCAATCTAACTCAGTACT